GACTTATCTTATTTAAACTTAGACTGGAAGCCAGTTCCGATAATATCTAAATTTGTAGATATTGTTGTTAACGGTATAGCTGAAAGAGTGTACGATATAAAAGCATATTCTCAAGATCCTTTTGGAGTTAGTAAAAGAACCGAGTACATGGATAGTATCATGGAAGACATGAGAACTAGAGAGTTGAAAGAATTTATTAAGGAAACTTTTGGGATGGACTTGTTTAATGATAATCCTAGCTTATTACCAGACTCTCAAGAAGAGTTAGATCTTCACATGCAATTAAATTACAAGCAGGCAATAGAAATAGCTGAAGAGCAAGCTTTAACTACTTTGCTAACTGGAAATAGATACGATCTTACAAAAAGGAGGTTTTACTACGATCTTACCGTATTAGGTATAGGCGCTGTAAAAACCTCTTTTAACACATCTGAGGGTGTTACAATAGACTACGTGGATCCGGCTAACTTAGTTTATTCGCACACAGAAGACCCTTATTTTGAAGATATATATTATGTTGGTGAGGTTAAGACTATACCAGTTAACGAACTTATAAAACAGTTTCCACACTTAACACAAGAAGATTTAAAAGAAGTAACTGATTATAACAACCAAAACTCCGGTAGGTACGAAAGTAACCGCATGAGAGAGGGTGATAATGACAGAAACAAAGTTCGTGTACTATACTTTAACTATAAGACATACATGTCGGAAGTTTACAAAGTAAAAGAAACGGCCTCTGGAGGTGATAAGGCTATTGAAAAAGATGACACGTTTAATCCTGGAGAAAACCAAAACTTTAGTAGAGAAGCTAGAAAAGTAGAATGCCTATACGATGGTGCTTTAATTTTAGGTACTAAAAAACTACTTAAGTGGGAAATGGCTAAGAATATGATGCGACCTAAGAGTGACTACACTAAGATCAAAATGAACTATGCTATTGTTGCGCCTAGAATGTACGAGGGTAGAATAGAGTCTTTAGTAGGTAGAATTACTGGTTTTGCAGATATGATACAGTTGACTCATTTAAAGTTACAGCAAGTAATGTCACGTATGGTTCCAGATGGGGTTTATTTAGACGCTGATGGTTTAGCCGAAATAGATTTAGGTAACGGAACAGCTTACAGTCCACAAGAAGCTTTAAATATGTTTTTTCAGACTGGTAGTATTATTGGTAGGTCTATGACATCAGAAGGAGATATGAATCCTGGTAAAGTACCAATACAAGAGATAGCAAGTGGAGCAGGAACTGGTAAATTACAGGCACTTATAGGTAACTATAATTACTACTTACAAATGATAAGAGACGTAACTGGTCTTAATGAAGCTAGAGACGGTAGTACTCCTGATGAAAGATCTTTAGTTGGTGTTCAGAAAATGGCAGCAGCAAATTCAAACACGGCTACCAGACATATACTACAGAGCGGAATGTTTTTAACATCTGAAGTATGCGAATGCTTATCGCTTAGAATATCTGATATTATAGAGTACTCTCCAACAAGAGACGCTTTTATGCAAGCTATCGGTGGGCATAATGTAATGACACTAGCTGAGATGTCAGATTTACACTTATACGACTTTGGTATATTCTTAGAACTACAGCCAGACGAGGAAGAAAAAGCTAAGCTTGAGATGAATATCCAAGTTGCCTTAGGACAACAAAACATAGAGCTTGAAGATGCTATTGATCTTAGAGAAATAAAAAACACAAAACTAGCTAACCAACTTTTAAAAATTAGAAGAAAGAAAAAGATTTCTAGGGATCAAATGATGCAACAAGAGAACATGCAAGCACAAGCGCAGGCTAATATACAGCAGCAAGAAGCTTCAGCAGGTTTTGAGCAGCAGAAACAACAAACGATAGCTAACACAGCTATATCTATTGAATCTGCTAAAGCTGACTTTGGTACTAAGAAAATGTTTGCGGAAGCAGAGGTTAAAAAACAGCTAATGCACTTAGAGTTTGAAATGAACATGAGACTTAAGGAGGCAGAAAACAAAGAAAGAGCAAAGTTAGAATCTCAAAAAATGCAAAGCTCTGAAAAACAAACTAGCATGCAGGTAGGTGCTAAGCAAGAAAAACCCTTTGAATCTAAAGGTAACGACGTTCTAGGAAAAGGTATTGATATGTCAAGATTCGGACCTAGATAGAAGCAAATTATTAACTATTATTATATTATATTATGGCAAAAAAGAAAGAAGGTCCAGTGGCAGATGAGTCAACTGGAAAACTAAAAGTAAAAGAAAAACAAGAAGTACAACCTACAGGTAACGAAACCAAAGGCGATGTTACTAAGGTGAAAGAAAAAATGAAAAAACCATCTCAAGTTATAGAAGAAACTATAACTAAAGTTGATTTAAGTAAACCAGTTGAAAAGGCTGAAACTAAAAAAACTACAGATGTAGTAGTAGAAGTTGTTGAAGAAGTTGCTGAAGAAACAGTTTTACCAACTGAAGAAGCTCCAGTAGTTGAGGAGATAACTAACGAAGAGAAAGTTGAAGAAATAGCGGATAAAGTTGAAGAGGCTATAATTGAATCTATAGAAAGCGGCGTTGAGCTACCAGAAAATATTCAAAAGCTAATGAACTTTATGGAAGAGACAGGTGGAGATCTAAATGATTTTGTAACTCTCAACCAAGATTACTCAGAACTAGATAATCACACTTTGTTAAAAGAATACTACAAGTCTACTAAACCTCACCTATCAGAAGACGAAGTTGATTTTGTTATGGAAGATACTTTTGCTTATGACGAGGATATGGACGAGGATAGAGATATAAAAAGAAAAAAATTAGCGATGAAAGAGCAAGTTGCCGAAGCAAAGCTACACTTGGAAAGTGTAAAATCCAAATATTACGAAGATATTAAAAGCGGATCGAAGCTCACTGAAGAGCAACAGAAAGCTGTTAGTTTCTTCAACAGATACAACGAAGAATCAGAGCAAAGTCGCGAAACAGGCGAAAAACAATCTGATGTCTTTAGAGAAAAATCTGATAAAGTTTTTAACGAAGGGTTCAAAGGTTTTGAATATAACGTTGGGGATAAGAAATTTAGATTTAATGTAAAAGACAAACAGAGTGTTAGAGAAACTCAAGGCGATATTAACAACTTCATCAAAAAGTTTTTGACTGAAGATAACATGATAGAAGACGCCGCGGGTTATCACAAAGGTTTATTTACCGCTATGAATCCTGATCAAGTTGCTAATCATTTTTACGAACAAGGCAAAGCTGACGCTTTAAAGTCTAGCATAGCCAAGTCTAAAAATGTAAGCATGGATCCTAGACAATCTCACGTCGAGAACGTGAACACTAGCGGATTTACAGTTAGAGCCTTAAACGCTGACGAACCTGATTTTAAGTTTAAAATTAAAAACAAATAACAATTTAAAAATTAAAAATTATGGCATTAACACCAGGAGGTAGTTTAAATAGTGTTCCAGCTTCAAGAAAGCAAACACTAAACACAAACTATCTTGATTTCACGTCCGGAGCAAACGACTGGGCACAACAATATTTACCAGACCTTATGGAAAAAGAAGCTGAAGTTTTCGGACCGAGAACTATTTCAGGTTTTTTATCACAAGTAGGGGCTGAAGAATCTATGACATCTGACCAAGTTATTTGGTCTGAGCAGTCAAGATTACATTTATCATACACAGGTACGGCACAACCAGCTGGAGATGTGAATGGTACAATTACAATTCTTGCTGATATCGATGGAGATACTACAGTAGGTGCAACAGCAAGCAGAACTCACGGTATTAGAGTTAACGATATGTTATTAATAGCACAAGCTGGCGTTGTAGTAAAAGCTTTAGCTGTTGAAACTCCAGATTCAAACGTTGTTTCAGTTGAGCCTTATGCTACAGCTGCTTTGTCAACTTTATCTGCTGCTGCTTGTACTATATTAGTTATTGGTTCTGAGTTTGGTAAAGGAGCTTCTTATGCTGATGAAACTGGTACGTTTAAAGCTGACGGTAGAGGAGCTAACGAACCTACTTTTAAGTCGTTCAATAACAAGCCAATTATCATGAAAGATTACTACGAGATATCAGGATCTGATGTTTCTAGAATCGGTTGGGTTGAAGTAGCTTCTGAAGATGGTGCTTCTGGATACATGTGGTACTTAAAAGCTGAAGCAGATACAAGATCTCGTTTTAACGATCACTTGGAGATGACTATGCTTGAAGCTGAGAAAACTGCTGCTGCATCTATTATTGGTTTTGGTGCTAACAGTCAAGTTAGAGGTGCTGCTGACGCAGGTCTTAACGGAGCTGGTACTGAAGGTTTATTCGCTGCTATTGAATCAAGAGGTAACATTACTTCTGGAGTTACTGGTGTTAACGCTGCTACTGATTTAGCTGAATTTGACGCTATATTAGCTGAGTTTGATAACCAAGGTGCTATTGAAGAAAACATGATGTTTGTAAATAGAGCTACGTCTCTTGCAATGGACGACATGTTAGCTTCTATGAATTCTTATGGAGCTGGTGGTACTTCTTATGGAGTATTTAACAACTCTGAAGATATGGCATTAAACTTAGGTTTTTCTGGATTCAGAAGAGGTTCTTATGACTTCTACAAGTCTGACATGAGATACTTAAACGATAAAGCTACTAGAGGTGGTATTAATGACGCTGCTGGTTCTGCTGCTATCCGTGGTATTATTGTTCCTGCTGGAACGTCTACTGTTTATGACCAAATGTTAGGTAAAAACTTAAAGAGACCATTTTTACACGTTAGATACAGAGCTTCTCAAACTGACGATAGAAAAATGAAAACTTGGGTTACTGGTTCTGTTGGAGCTGCTACGTCTGCTTTAGATGCAATGCAAATTCACATGTTATCAGAAAGATGTTTAGTTACACAAGGTGCTAACAATTTCATGTTAATGAAATAAGCATTATTTATATTAAAAGATCGGGGCTTCGGCTCCGACCTTTTATTTTTATTAATTTATATTATATTATATTATGGCAAAGAAAAAAGAAACAAAAAAAGAAATAGAAGTAGTCAACGAATTTAAAGAAGTTGAAACTTTGGTGGCTGTAAAGCAACCTAAAAAAGAAACTTGGGAATTAAAAGATAGAATGTATTACCTTGTAGGTAATAAAAAACCACTATCCAGAAGTATTAAATCTGCAAACTTATATTGGTTTGATAAAGAGAAGGGATACGAAAGAGAGATAAAGTATTGTGAGAACCAAAGAACTCCATTTGTAGATGAAATGCAAGGAGATCAAAGATTATCACATATAGTTTTTAGATCTGGAATGTTAGTGGTACCAAAAGAGAAAACAGTTTTACAAAAGTTTTTATCTATGTATCATCCAGATAGAGGTGTTATGTTTTTTGAAGACAAACCAGTAGCAAGAGCAGAGAATCATTTAGATTGGTTAGAGTTTGAAATAGCAGCTATGAATGCAGCTAACAACTTAGACGTTGATATGATGGAAGCTATCATGCGTGTTGAGGTTGGATCTGACGTGTCTAAGATGAGTTCTAAGGAACTTAAAAGAGATTTACTGTTATTCGCTAAGAAAAGTCCAAAGTTATTCTTAGAGTTAGTAACAGATGAGAATATAGGTTTGAGAAACATGGCTATAAAAGCATGTGAAGCTTATATT